CCTCTATCTGTGTTTAGTGTTACCATTTCACCAATTAGCTCTGAGTAACCTGGACAAGCCATTAAGTTAAAGATTCTTGATTGATCATCTCTAACCTCTTGGTTTCCGTTAACCATTGCCTGTAATGCTTGAACAACAACTTTTCTTTGAGCTTTTCTACCAAATGAACCTGCACCATTTGCCTGGTTAGCTGATTCAGTTACCCATCTGTGTGAGTAGTATCCTGCCATTGATTCGTTGTTATTAAATCTAGCATTGTTACCTGCTGTGTTAATGCTGTTTCTAACAAATTTCTTAACGTTAAATCCAGAACGTCTTAAGTTCCATAACAACATACCTTTTGGATATAGTGCTGGATCTGGAGCATCTGGGTCTAAGAAGTTTGAACTTAATAGTGCTTCAATAGTTCCTGCTGTTGCACTATTAGAACCTGCTGTATTGTATCTTGCATCTGCAAACTCAATACCATCTTCTGTAGTTTGATCTGAATTATCAACTAGTACCCAAAGTAATGTAGTACCGTTGTATTTGTAGATCTTAGGATAGTTTTCTAAGTCTGCTGTTGAAATCCACAAGTCACCGTTTTTAAGTGCAGTACCATCTGATTGTAAAGTTGGCTCTGTAGCACTTACGATTGGACCTTTTGGATCTGTTTTATCACTATCACTTGCCGCATAGTATGGAGCAGTTGAATCTTGATAACCTACCCAAGTAGTACCATTGTGTATCATGATGTCTACTTCGTCAACAATTGAACTGTACCATAAAGTTTTGTCAGTTGTTAATGCTGTTACAGCCGTTGCACTTGCAGTATAAGTTAATACTTGCCAGTTACTTGCAACAAGGTCATGTGCTGTATCACCTGTTGGTGCTGTGTATAAGTTCGGTGTACCTGAGTTTGCATCAACGTAAGCAGAGTATCCTGCTAATGCTAATACGCCACCTGTGTCTTTAATTCTAAAGTCACCACCGTCATTGTGTGAAATAACAATTCTGTTACTTGCATCAACACTTGCAATAATGTTTGTAAAGCCTGCACTATTAATAGCACCTGCAATAACATCTGCATCACTTGACGCACCAGTAGTTGTTACACTAATAGTTTTGTCAGCCTGTAATGCCGCATTGTTAACTAAAGTTTCTTGAATGTTAAATGCGTAAGTTCCTGCTGTTACCTGTGCCGCAATAATACTTGAAGTAATTGAAGTATTACCTGTTGCTACACGTCTGTGAATTTTAAAATCACCAACTACGTCTGTTGCTTCTGCATTATTATAGTTAATGTATAATGCACCAACAGCCAAGTTAACACCGCCACCAGTTTTATCTAAACCGTATAACGCCGCTTGGTTAGTTGCGTAAATTGGAGCAGTTACAGTTTCCCATAATTTAGTAGTTGCGTTCCACTTCTTAACTTTCCAGTTAGCACCTAAGTTTGGAGTTGTAGTCTTAATCCAAAGTGAACCAGTTGGTTTTGGAGCAGTATCAGTTGATTTGTAAGCTGGTACTGATGTGTGTGGAGCAATAGTTAAAGCTGGTGCTTTGTATGTTCCTGCTGTTAAGCCAATCTCTGTTAATAGTGTAGAGGCGTTAGTTGCCAATACAATATCAACTCCTGTTGAATAAATTTCTAATTTACCATCAACTACTGCGGCACTTACACCGGCAATACCTGCACCAGCAATAGCTGTTACAACATCACTTAATGCTGTACCACCTGCTGTTACAACAGTTGAGTTCAAACTCATTGTCGCCGCCGCTGATATAGTTGGATTACTTTCAGTTCCTGTTACTGTAGCCCATGAACCAATCCATGCACTTGAACCTACTTGTACCCAAGTACCACTTGCGTTTTTGTAGAAAAATTTATTTAAAGTTGTAGTTGCAACAATGGCATAGTCACCTACTGCGCCAACAGAAGTTTTAGGTGTTCCGCCTGTTACCTTAGTTGCATCTGTAATTACTGTTGGAATCTTATTGCTAAAGCTCTGACCACCAGTTGTCGTTGCCGCCGCTGAATTCCATTCAAAGATACCAAATACACTATTAGCAGTATCAAACCAGTATGTTCCGTCTGCTGGACTTGCCGCTGGAGCAGTTGCAGTTGCAACCAACTCTGAAGTGTTTAAGTTTGCTCTAGTTACGTAAGCTCTGTTTGCCACACCCAAGTATGAGTAGGCCGCTTGTAATCCGTATTCATTTAGCTCGTTACCATGTAACGCATTATTATTTGTATCTGTGTAGAAAGTTGGATCTCCGAACAATTCTACTAATTCTCTTTGTGAAGTTATTAAATACGGTTTTTCCGCATTCGCACTTGTTGTTGCCGTTGCTGTTCCTGTTCCAGATGCGTTTACTTTATCTTGAGCAGATACAACAAAAATCATTGGTACTGTACCTGGTTCCGCCGGCGTGTAAAAACTTTCGTCTATTACGGAAACCTGTACTCCTGGTGATACTAAAGCCATTTTGTTTCTCCTGTTAGCATAATGCTTGTTACTATTATTTATACCAAAACTCACAATTCACGGCTATAACTACCCTGAAAAAGGGGTCACAAAGGGCAGGTAAATACATATATGAGACCTTTATGTAAATGTGGCCAAAGACCTGTTGCTATAAACTATAAAAAGAAAGGTAAAACTTTCTATCGTAGTAAGTGTGAAGCCTGTACCAGATATGGTAAGGTACGATATAGCCCACCTAAGTGGAAACAAGCAGGGTATGAGCAAAAGAAGGTTTGTGATAAGTGTGGATACAAAAGCAAACACAAAGAACAGTTTTCAGTATACTATGTTGATGGTGATATGAATAATGTTAGATATAGCAACTTAAAAACTGTATGTGCTAATTGTACTAAGATTTTATATAAAGAAGGATTTAAGTGGAAGCAAGGAGATCTTGTACCTGATTTCTAAGATCATTTACTGTTTTGTTATTATCTACAATATGTGTAAATTTAGTTTTAGCCCAAGCCCATTCTGAAGGGTGTACGTCTTTAGGCTCTATGCCATAGTCTCTATAGTCAATAAACCATTTAGGATCTTCACCACGCACTACTCTCCATACTTGGCCTTTTACTTCATATAGCATTTTAGCTTCGTTTGGAAAACGTACATCTGGTATTACAAAGTGCTTGTCTGGATTATCTAGTATTTTCTTCTTTGTTAAGCTAACCCATATACCGTCGTAGAAACCATCACGCATACATTCTGTACCAAATAACTGTAGTACTAATCTAGGGGTAATGGTTTCACCGGTTTCTTTTGTCCAATACTCATCTACTTCTTCACGCCATGCTCTACTCTCATCGGTCTTGCCATCTAGCAATTCACGATCCCAATCAAACATGGTGCTTACAGAGTCTTTGAGTTTATCAGCAAAACTAATCTTTTCGAAATCATGTTTCCTAATCAAATAATCAGCAATAGTGTCTTTGCCCGATCCAATCAATCCGCAGATTCCAATAATCATAGTTTAGTCCTTTTCCTCAATATATTGACAATCTTCTTTGTTTGCTGTTAGACCTAGTTCTTTGTCATACAACCAAACGTAAGAATATGTAATTTGACCCTTACTCACCGAACACTTCTTACCAAATGATAATGAAGGATTTGATGGAATGCTACAAGCACTCAACATAAAAGCCATTATAGTAATTAAACACAATTTATTCATCAGAACAATGTTCCTTTCGTTAGTGTTAATATTAATATTATATGATATATTTAGATAGATGTCAAGTGTTTATTAACCGATTGTGAATCCGTATCCAACACCACCTGCTATTTGCGTCTTAAGTTCTTCGTCAAGTTTTTCCATTTCAGCGACTGCTTCGTTTTTAAGTGCGTCACCGTTAAGTGTTGATCCACCCTGTGGACCAGCAATAGTGGCAAACTTGCTTCTTGCTTCGCCAAGCATATATTTACACGTAGCGAGTGCATAGTCTTTTATCCATTGTTGGGCTAGATAATCTTTTAATAATTCTGAATCTGGTCTATAGTTATAGCAATACAATAATAATTCTTCTTCTGCTCTAGGGCGTTGTAGTATAACTAGTTCTTTTGTTGTAGTGTTCCATTTGAATTCAATAAAACTACCAAACATTCTTCCTACTAATTCTTGATATTGACTAAACATATCATAGGTAGCAAGTCCGCCCATGTTAGTACTTGCTAAAAGGTACGTGTTAGTGTATGCTAGGTTGAATGGTTCAAATAATGTACCACCATCACCTCCACCACTTCTTGATCCAATACTTCTTCTAAATATTCTTCTAACCTCTACAATTTCTTGTGGTAGGATATATGTATTCTGATCAATAACTGTTGGTAAAAATATGTATGATTCCTCAACAGAGTTATCAGATCTTTGTCTGAATTTTGCAAGTGATTTCTTTAATGCTGTTTCGTAATGCTCTGGATCAAGCTCTACGTCCACCATTCCACCACCTAAACTTAGGTTGATGTAATCAAATACTTCTTGTTTCATGCTTTTTAAATCTGACATATCTTCTTCTCCATATGTATTTATACGTTCGATAAATACTAATGTTATGCCAAGACTCAGTTTATACAAACCCGAAAAGG